CGTGGTACGGTTAAACCAAGGTGTTGAAAACTGGCTTTGGGATAGCATGCTAGCATCTCACATATTAGATAATCGTACTGGAATAACAAATCTGAAATTCCAAACATACGTAAATTTCGGAATCGTTGACTATGCAAGTTCTATTGCCTCATACTTAGAGGGAGATGATACGAATGCTAATTCATTTAACAAAGTTCTAGATTTGATAAAAACACAAGATGGAAAAGATCAGTTATTACATTACTGTGGATTAGATGCTATATATGAAAGGAGATTAGCCGAAAAACAAATGGAATTGATTGGAGTATTACCATTCTAATTTTAAAAATATTTATTATCTTTGTACTGCTTATTGATCATACTATGAATTCAGTAAAAGATACATTTGCCCCAAAAATGGATGTGATTATTCCTTACGGTATGATCAATAAGCCTTCTATTTGCGGGGCATCTTATTTTATAGTTATGAAAATAAATGGTTTTATTAGAACAAACATTCCTCCACACACATCTGGCGTTTATGTTATTCAATCTATTGTTAATAATAATGGATATATTGGAAGTGCAAGTGATTTCAATTCAAGAAAACAAGATCATTTTAAAAGATTAGAAGAAGGAACACATAATAAAAATTTACAACCTCATCATGATCAATACGGTAAAAATGATCTTTGGTTTGGTATAATAGAACTTGTAAAAAGATTACCAGATGAAGATATTAAAATATTTAGAGTTCGATTACTTGCTAGAGAACAATTTTATATTGATACTTTAAAGCCTGAGTTTAATGTATGTCCAACAGCAGGTTCCCCTTTAGGAAGAATTCAATCAAAAAAAGAAAAAGAAGAACGTAAAATTATATGGACTAATTTAGAATATAAAAAAAGAGTTTCTTTAAAAATGAAAGAATCACATTCTAATTTTTCAGGAGAAAATCATCCAAATTATGGTAAAAAATATCATGCTAAAGCAAGAACATCACCTCATAAAAATAAAGATAAAAAACAATCTAAAGAGCATGTAAGAAAAAAAGTTGAATCTTTTAAAAAATGGTGGGATACTAAAGATGGACAAAAACGAAAATTAGAAATATCTATATCTAATAATAAACAAAATGGTCATTTTGAGAAAAGTAAATTATAAAATTGTATAATATATTATGGAAAAGATTACAAAAGCAGTTGACTTAGATCAACATAAAATTGTCAATGACGGTTGTATGATAACTTTCAGTGGAATTGTTATTAACTTAATGCACCCTGATCCTGAAACGATATTAATAGAAGATATTGCTCACGGACTTGCTAATAATTGTCGATGGAATGGTCACTCTCAAAAGTTCTGGAGTGTAGCACAACATTGCTGTATGATGTATGATAAAGCTCCACATAACGAAAAATTATCTTGGCTATTTCATGATGCAGAAGAGGCTTACTGGGGTGATATAATTAAACCACTCAAAAATATTATTAGAGAAAGTTGTCCTCAAATAACGGAAAGGATGAAACAGATGAGGCGACTTATTTATAAAAAATTTAAAATTTATCCGCAAACTATGTTATGCATGATAGGAGATTTTGAATGTCTGGAATGGGAATTTGAAAATATTATTAAAAAAGAGAATGCTGATTTTTGGTTACCAGAACGAGCAGAACAGGAATGGTTATACAGATATTTTAAATCTATATAATATGGCAAAAGTTATAAAAATGACTCCTGAACTTCAAAAGAAGTCAGAAGGGTTTGACAAAGCTGATGAACATTTCAAAAAGATTTATACTAAGAATGGTATAAATAAATTAGAATTAATTAATTTTATTGAAGATACCATCCAGTTAATGCCACAGGAAGGCAAATCTGATTTTGCACAACATATTATATTTCATATCCTGCTTTGGAGTTCCTATAATCTTTATGAAGCATTGGGCATACTTGAATGTGCTAAAGTAGATTATTATGAATCATGGATTAATATGAATGAAGACGATGAAGATTAATTTTTAGTATGAAAGTATTAAATTTATACGCTGGAATTGGAGGTAATCGTAAACTTTGGAAAGATGTTGAAGTTACTGCTATTGAAAATAATCAGGAAATAGCAGATATTTATAAAGACTTATTTTCTGATGATATAGTTATTGTAACAGACGCCCATCAATATCTCTTAGAATACTTTCAGGAATTTGATTTTATATGGAGTGGTCCTCCTTGTCAAAGTCATAGCAGAACTAATTATTTTTTGAAAACAAAAGTATTGAGATACCCTGATTTAAAATTATATGAAGAAATAATATTTTTACAAACTTATTTTAATAAAGGTAGATGGGTTGTTGAAAACGTAATTCCTTTTTATTTACCTCTTATACATCCTACAATAGTTATCGGGAGACATTGTTTTTGGTCTAATTTTAGAATACAAAATATATTTTCATCAAATAAAGAAATTGGAAAAATGTGTGGTAAAAATCAAACTGCACATAAAAAACCACTTTTAGAAAGAAACATGGTTGATCCAAAACTAGGATTACATATATTTAATGAATCTAAAAAAGGAATGAAACCTCTTTTCAATTATGACTATTAATCCCAAAACAAAAGAAGCATACAATCTGCTACACGAAGGAATTTTGGCACTTTCACGGGCTGAACAAGTTGGCATACGTGTAGATTTACCATATATTGAACACCAGAAGGTTATTTTGACCCGTAAGATTAACCGTCTGGAAAATGAGTTTAAAGAAACCAACTTTTTTAAACACTGGGAGCATAGCACCAACGGTAAGGTCAATATCAATAGTGATCAACAGTTAGCTCACTTCCTGTACAGGGTAAAAAAACTTAAACCACCCAAGTTCACTACTAATGGTCAGGGGTCAGTGGATGAAGACTCACTCAAGCAGTTGAACATACCCGAACTGAATATATTGCTGGAATGTGGTAAGATTAAACGCCTGAGAGATGTCAACCTAGACGGGTTTGCCCGTGAACAGGTTGATGGTTATATTCATCCGATGTTCAACTTACATCTTGTAAAAACTTATAGATCAAGCAGTTCCAATCCCAACTTCCAAAATATTCCAATTCGAGATGAAGAATCTATGCAGGTAGTACGTCAGGCGTTGTATGCTCGTCCAGGTCATCAGTTAATGGAAATTGATACATCTGGTATGGAAGTACGTATTGCTGCAACATATCATAAAGACCCTACCATGTTAAAATATATCAGAAATCCAAAGTCAGATATGCATGGGGATATGGCAAAGCAAATCTATCTATTAGATAAATTAGATAAAGACATACCATCCCATAAAGTATTACGCTATGGTGCTAAGAACGGTTTTGTATTTCCTGAATTTTATGGTGACTATTATAAAAATTGTGCTATTGGGCTTTGTGATTGGGGGGAATTACCACAGGGACGTTGGCATGAGGGGGAAGGTATTGAAATGCCACAAGGTACTTTATCAGATCATCTAATTTCTAAAGGTTTAAAAGAATTTGGTGAGATTAAAAAAGTAGGTAACAAAATTATTGTAACAGGATTCTTGAAACACATACAGGATATTGAATATGATTTTTGGAATAATCGCTTTCCGGTTTATGCAGAATGGAAAAATCGTTGGTGGCGAGCATATTTACGTAATGGTTATTTTGATTTATCAACAGGTTTTCGCTGTAGAGGAATAATGAATCTTAAAGAAGTAATAAATTATCCCGTACAAGGTGCCGCATTTCATTGTCTGCTGTGGGGATTTATTGAAGTTGATAAAACAGCTATAAAAGAACATTGGGATAGCCGATTAGTAGGACAGATACATGATTCACTCGTACTTGACGTTCTTTCATCAGAAGCTGAATACATTTATAAAACAATCCGTAGAATAATGTGTGAAGAATTACCTGCTGCATGGGATTGGATCAACGTCCCAATAGACATAGACTGTGAAATATCTCCGGTAGATAGTTCATGGGCTGAAAAACAAAAATTTGAATTAAAAAATTAATTGTATAATATATAAAATAACAATATGAGTCTATATCAAAAGTATCGTCCTACAAGTTTAGATCAAATTAAAGGTAATCAGGATACTATTACTGCACTAGAAAAATATCTTGAGGATAAAACTAAATGTCCTCATGTATTTCTCTTCCATGGCCCTAAAGGTACGGGCAAAACAACGGTCGCACGTATTATAGCTAATCGCCTGGGTTGCACAGGTAATGATCTGAAAGAACTCAACGTTGCTGATTTTCGTGGTATTGATACCTCACGTGAGATATGTCAGCATGCTATGTACAAACCAATGGAGGGAACGAGCCGGGGATGGATATTTGACGAGGCCCACCGATGGACATCTGATGCCGCTAGTGCACTATTGAAAATATTTGAAGATACCCCTGCTCATGTGTACTTTTTCCTTTGTACTACTGATCCTCAAAAGTTGCTAACCACTATAAAAGACCGTTGTACCACGTTCCAGATGAATCCCCTGAGTGAATCCCAGATGAAAGGTCTATTGCGCAGGATTCTACATGAAGAACAGGAATCTATACCTGATGAAGTTTATGAACAGATCACTCAGGACAGTCTAGGACATCCCCGTGCAGCGTTGCAGATACTTGATAAGGTATTACAAGTCCCCGTGGAACGTCGTCTGGAAGTTGCCCGGCAGACAGCAGAACAGCAAAGTGAGAGTATTGCTTTATGTCGGGCGTTGTTAGAAAATGCTAGTTGGAAAAAGATTCGGAACATTCTTAAAGATTTAAAAGATCAGGAGCCAGAAGAAATACGTCGGCGTGTTTTAGGATATTGTCGGGAAACGCTATTAAAAAATGATGAAAATGACCAGGCAGGTTTAATTATGGAAGAGTTCCTGGAACCATTTTACAATAGTCCTGCTGAGCAGTTGGTTTATGCCTGTTATGCCATTGCACGTCACCAATGAAATGCTCAACACCAGACTGTACCAATGAAGCACCAAGGGGTAGACGATTATGTCTCACATGTAAATCAAAACTTTACAGAGAAAGAAATCAATTAAAGTACTGGTATGACACGTTGAAGATGAACGCTAAGTGTAGACAAAAGCCCTTTACTTTAACACTAGAACAGTTTAGTGAGTTTTGTAAAAAGACAGGTTATGATGAAAAGAAAGGTAAGACAGCACAATCGTTGTCGGTAGACCGTATTAAAAGTCATCTAGGTTACACTGCTGATAATATTCGGGCAATAACTTTGAGTGAAAATACGATGAGACGTTATAATGAAAGTGTAAAACCTGAAGATAATTGCCCATTTTGAAAATATTAAAATAAAAATTTGTATAATAATAAAAACACGTTTGCTATGGATTATGAAAAGGATATAGAAATAGACGAAAGTGCTATTGATTTAGGATGTTTTGAACAACCTAGATTAATGTTAAAGGTTACAAGACTTGAAGCAGAACTTGAAAAAGCTGAAGATGAAGCTAAAGAAAGGCAAAATTTAATTAAAGCCGATATTGATAAAGAAATTCGTTCTGATCCTGAAAAGTTTGGGATTGAAAAAATCACAGAAGCTGCTGTTACCAGTGCTATACTTTCTGACAAGCGTTATAAACAGGCAAGCACAGAATATATAAATGCTAAATTTGAATCAAAATGTGCAACAGGGGCTGTTAAATCTTTTGAGCATCGTAAAAATATGCTTGAAACGTTAGCAAAACTCCATGGACAGAGTTATTTTGCTGGACCAGCTATACCCCATGATTTATCAAAATTCCGTCAGGAGAGGCAAAAGAAAGTTGATACTGGTGTTTCTAATAAAATACAACGCACAAGATAATGAAAATAGTAATATATGTCTTATCGTGCAGTGCTGCATTCTTAATACTATTCTACTTATTAAGCTGGGTACAGATGCGAGCCTGGTTACGTGCAGCAGATGATTTTTTCAATAATAAAATAACAGAATATTTAACGAAATTTAAAAACAAAGAAAATGAGGAACAAAAAAAGTAATTTCCGTGGAAAAGTAGCCAGTGATGCACAACGTCAGCAAAAGGCTGCAACAAGTTATGGACATTTGTTATTACCTAAAGACATTAAGGTATTCAACCCCAAACCAGGCAGCAAGGTACTGCTGGATTTTTTACCTTACGAAGTCACAGATGCTAAGCATCCTGACCGTAACCCGGAACAGGACGTGGCTATGCCAGGTTCACTATGGTACAAGCGACCATATAAGCTGCACCGCAACGTGGGGGCGGATAACGACTCAGCTGTTTGTCCAACCAGCATTAAGAAACCCTGCCCAATATGTGAACACCGGTCTGTACGCAGTAAAGCCGGGGCAGATAAAGAGGAACTCAAAGCTATGAATGCCAGCCAGCGTAACCTGTATGTGGTTGTACCATTGGGTGAAAAAGATTATGATGAAAAACCTCACATAATGGATATTGCCCAGTTCCTATTTCAGGACTTGCTCAATGAGGAACTTCAGGAAAATGAGGACAATGAAGTATTCCCTGATCTAGAAGAAGGTAAATCAGTTAAAATCCGGTTTGATTCTACAACCATTGCAGGGAGTAAGGCATTTGCTACAGCTGACCGCATAGACTTCATTGAACGGGAAAGTCAGTACAAAGAATCCATACTGACTAAAGTTCCTAACTTGGATGAAGTACTCAAAATTTACAGTTATGAGGAACTGTCTGCCAAGTGGTTTGAATTAGAGTCAGAACCTGATGGAGGTAAGCTCAGAGATGTTGATGACGATAACATTGAAACAGACCGAGTCAAGAAGACAGTCAATCCAGACAAAGAACCAGCACGTTCAACCCGTCGGGCTGTTAAAGAAGAAAAAGAAAAAACAAAAGACCTGCCTACATGGGCTGAATTAAAACGCATTGACCGGGCAAACCTGACTACACTGATTGAGGAATACGAACTGGGATTGAATATAGATGATTTTGAAGATTCTGATGCCGGGGATGATGAATTGAGAAAAGATATTGCTGTATCATTAGATATTGTAATCCCAAAACGTTCAACACGTCCTACTAATAAAGAACCAGAAGAGAAGGAAGAAAAACATACTCCAACCCGTGGTAGTGTTAGCAGTTCAACCCGCACGTCAACGAAAGATGAAGCAGACGTAGTGGATAAAAAGTCAGGCAGTCGGGCATCTCGTGGAACAGACCCTGAAGAAAAATGTCCATACAATCACACCTTTGGTAAGGATACTGAGCGGTTTGATGACTGTGATAACTGTAAACTGTTTGATGATTGCCTGGATGCCAAGCGGGCAGCAAATAAGAAGTAATGGTTATACTCAAGACACATACTAAAAGAGAACCATATAAGTACATTGGGGTATTTCTGCCCCAATGGGTACATGAGTACTTTGCTTTATACACGCTGGCTAAAGGTGAAAGTAAATCAACAGTGATACGACGTTTATTTGAGGAGTGGATCACTAATCAACACACCACCTCAGCGGATAGTAATGACGCTAAATTGATCAGCGAAATTATACAAACGATCAAACTTCAATGGAAGTTGGAACGAGTCACTCATCCTAACATTATGCTTAGTGTGTATAAAGCTAATGTGAAAGCAGAATTAACCAGCAGAGGGATTAATTCACAATATATTGAAACCATACTAAAGGAACTTGAGTGATGAAAATGGAACGTACCATTAAAGCAGAAGAACCACTCAGCACTCAGATGAAACGTCGGGTCACTGCCAACGTGGAACGTAAGTCCAAGCCAGAATATGATGGGGATTTTGGCAAAGTTATTAGTACAGGTTCAACGTTACTTGATCTGGCTATCAGTGGTGGTCGGGTGCATGGCGGGGGTTTGCCCGGTGGTATATTTGTTGAAGCATTTGGGCCAACCGGGAGTGGTAAGACTGTTTTGTTATCAGAGATTGCCGGAGCTGTTCAACGTCAGGGTGGAGATGTGTTGTTTCATGACCCAGAGGCTAGGTTGAATAAACAGTTTGCTCAAATGTTTGGTCTTAAAATTAAAGACGAAAACTATAAAAAACCAGCTACTGTACCAGAAGTTTTTAAAGCTGTTCG